AACGGTTTCACCGAGGCCGGGGCGTGTGACTAAAGTGGCTGTCACTTGGTCTTTTGCTGAACTGAATTCCATGATAGATCCTTAAGAAATGCGCACGATGGCGCTGTTGGCATCGGGGGTTGGGAAAATGATTTGGAACGTGTCGTTGTTTACAGTCTTGTCTGCACCAAAGTCCAGAACTGCAACTGACGGGTCACCTGCAACAGAGTCGTTATAGATTAACGCGCCACGGCAAGTAAATGTAGCGTTTGTCCAACTTGTATTGTTAAACGAAATAAACGCAGTGGGGACACCCGCAGTGTTGTTGCCAGAAGTCGGAGATGTGGAAATCACCAACGTATTCCCGCCGGTTGTGTAACCGCCGCCACTAGCCACTTCACCCGTCATGCCCACTGTGTAGGCGGTAGTGCTTGCACTAAGATTTGCTGCGCCTGTAAACAAAGCGATCTTAAAAGTGTTGGGGGATGTGGGGCCAAAGTTGTGGACTGCTTGGAGCAGTTGAACTTTAAAACTTGTGGTTGCTGTTTGTGCGATTGACATATCAAGTCACCTTTTGTCGGAACTGTCCAGAACGATACGCGTCTTGACGCTCCATACCATCTGCCAAACGTTTTGCTAGAGCAAGAGCTTCCATGAACTTCTGGTTGTACAGAGACATTATGTCCGCCTCACCCTTCATGTATGTGTAAGCCTCAACCAAAGAGCCATACAAAAGCACAGAGTCAAAGTTATCACCAAGCCATGTTGTACCAGCAGTCACAATAGACTCTGGGTAATAGTAATAGTGCAACTCAACACCGTATGTAGCGTCGGGGGTTGGGCCAAGAATGAAAGTCAACTCGTTGACGTCGTTACTCTGCGAACCAAACAATGCATAGTATCGGGGTAAACCCGTATCTGTAGGCACTGGGTACGACTGGCGAATAAAGTTAACGTCTTTGTTTAACAAGTACTCGTACGCGCCTGTGGCGTCAATAACTGCTATGGAGTACACCGCCAAAAAGTCGTTGGGGCATCCCAAGTACTTGTTGTTGGCAGACGTCGAGCCCGTCACATTCTTGCGAATGGATGGAAACTGCATCGAGTTGTAAATACGCTGCTCAGCTTGCTGAACGAACACGGGTATCTCAGCGATAAAGTCCGCTTCGGTATTCTCCGTGTACGCTTGAATAGCGTTGCTGAGTGCAGTGTAATTCATGCCATTGGGCCTCGTGCCATCACACCTTTAGTCGCGCATCCGGTACCGCGAATCTTGATGCCTAATGTTTTAGTGCCGGGGTAAGGGTTACTGCGCTCGTTGGCCAACGATTGGTTAGCTTTAAGCGCTTCTTTAACAGGCATCTGGCCAACAACAACGGTTGGCTCTTTTTTAGGTTGTCTGTATGTAGCCATAATTAACCTCCACGACCAACAGAGCGCTGGTTCATTACCTTGGCCATGTTGCGGCCATACTTGAGCATGTCGCTGTTGGTCTTACCGCCAGCTTTTAACTTTGTAGGCGTTTTACCGGGGTGCATGTTTTTTTCATGCTTGCCAACAGCAGACTTAATCATCTTTTTGTCTTGCGCTAAATCTTTCTTGTCCATTTCAGGCTCCTATCTGTATCGTTACTGTACCAATTTGTACGCCTAACAACAAGTAGTTTGGTGTCAGTGCCGTATCAAAAAACCTAGCCCCACCCACAGGGTTCCAACCCCATTGAATGTCTCGTGATCCCCCAGACGGTAAACCAGCAGCATTAACATTAGTGCTGTTGGTCAACTCAATCTGCAAGCCTGTATTACCAGACTGGACATAACTTGTGTCAGGGCGGGGATCGCGTATGCCCTGTGGATCACTTACGGGGTACATGCCCAACTGCAACTGCGGCTGGTCAGGATCCCAACAAATCTTGCAAACCAAGAGATTGTAATTCTTGGTCTTAATAATTTCTTTGCGTAACTCAGTCAGCTTGAACTGAAACCCACAACGATCACACGTCGCAATGGAGTTCTTGCCGGACGCAAACCGATTGCCCATTTACGTACCGCTTCCAATGAACGTCTGACGGGGAACAAAGCGCACTGCTGCTTTTTCCTGATCTTCGCCTGCGGCGCGATCCCAAGCCTCGTCGTACTGTTGTTTCAAAACGTCCAAACGCTGGAGTCCCTCTGGGACTTTAAGCGCAATGTAGTAAGCCAAGCCAGCGGCCAAGCAAGGCACAAAACGGAATGGGACATCCATGGTCTTAGTGCCGCCACCAGAGTCTTGAATACGGCGCATGCGCCAGTACACAAACTGATATGTCGTGCCGGGGTTGGGGGTTGGCCACACAGTGATGCTATTCTTCTGAACCAAACTCATGGCTGCGCCAGTGTTGTGGGTAGCCGCTGTTGTGCCGTCCTGCCCACGAGTGCAGTTGTACAGGTATGCTGGTGTAGCACCATCCGCAGGAGAAGTCTCGTTAAAACCAATCAACTCGCCACCAATCGTGATAAAGCCCGCAGTCGGTATGCCGACAAGCGAAGTCACAGGGATTGTTGTGGCTGTCGCACTGATGGTGGCTTGCACCGTGCCTGTCAAAGCGTTGGAGTTACCGGTCAAACGCTGTACCCAAACTTGGATAGGACGGCCTGTGGTCAATTTATTTGGGATGGTGGCATACGTGGGCATGCTGATCCGCGTAATCGTCAGGTCGGCCTGATTTGAGGCTACGTTGGCATTGGTTCGGATCACATGGTCAAGCAGGTCAACCGTATCGTCTGGCAAAGCATACGTGGGCTGGCCTGTTACCAACGTGATGGTGTTCTGCTCGAACGTCCACATGTTCACGCCACGATTCGCCCAGTCTGCAAAGAGCAGGTTGAGTGAACGACGCGCTGTGCGCAGGTCGTAACCCGTGCGAAGCTCAGAACCCGCCCGTTCAAAAGCCTCCTCGACCATATCATTGAGGTCGAGGTTAAACGAGGTGAGTCCTGAAGTAGTCATCTAAATCCTGCCGTTTTCTTTGCAATCGTTTTGGGTTGCTTTACGAATTGTTTTCCGGCGGCTTTTCCTGCCCGCTTTGCTTTGGTCGTCGCAGCGTACTCAGCAGGGCTGAGACTTTTAATCGCAGCGCTTGGAAGGTATCTTTCACCCGTGTCAGAAGATTTTTTACCACTTTTGGTTCTCCATTTCTGGTCGCCCCAGTCCTTCAATGATTTCTGAGGCGCTTTCAATCTCGGTAACCCCCGCCAGCCGCCTTGTACTTCTTGGCAACTAGCTGAGCTTTACGCGCCGACCACTGACCTGCACCAGTACCCTGCGTTGCTGCGGCTTTTACTTGGGACACAATCTTCTTGCGAAGACTTGGCTTAGTGTAATTGCCCGCCGCATTCACTTTCCCACCCTCTTTGTATTGGGTGAAGTCGGTGTCATCACGGCGAGCCTTACGCTTGCCCGTGGGCATTTTAGAGGGGGAAATATCCCCCATCCCGCGACTCGCCATCATGGTTTTAGCAGGCTTTGCCGCCGTAGTTCATTTTCTTCATGCCGCCAGCTTTCATGCCCAGAGGGGTGCTGCCCTTCATGGACACCATAGTGCCTTTGGTCTTGCCTTTAGTGGCCAAACCATCACGGCTAGGAGCCGCTGTGCGCACTGCGCCCATTTTTGCTTTGGTAATACCGTTGTTCTTTGTAGCCATGATAGATCCACCTTCTTTAAAAAAAGCCGTTTTTCCGTGTTCGGTTTTAGGCTTGTTCACCTTCTGAATATCCGCACGGCTTACGCCGCCGGAGCGAAACTTCTTACCCTTGTCAGCGTCGGTAAATTCTTTTCCAACGCTTTGCGGTATCCCAACCTTCTTGGCAAACGCAGGATTGTTCGCAATCGCCGCCATGAAATTGTGTTGCTTTTTGCTAGTGCTAGGCATGTCAAACCTTAATGATCCAGCCTTTGCCGAATATAAACCCAACAACCAACAGGCCGATCCAAATCAAAGCTTTTTCTACAACAGTCTTACCAACCATTTTGTAGAACTCGCCAGACATTTCTTCAATGGCCATCTTTGCCGCTTTACGGGCAATGGCTTCTTCGCGATCTGTTAATTCGATGTCGTTCATATCAGCAATTCCAAGCCCGAAGGCTCTTGTTGATGCGGGAGTTTGGGTCTTTCTTGGCCTTCTCTCCGGTCAGCTTTTTCTTCATGCCTTCCATACGGGCGCAGAAAGAGTCGCGGCGTTTGCCGCCCTCTGGTTGAGGACGCTTCAGTCCCGGCTTCCCGGGGTTTGCCTTGTTGTAGGAAGCCCGGCCCTTGGCGTTCAAGCCGCCCTTCTCGGACTTGCCTTCTTTCCTCTGCCATGCTGGACTCTTAGCCATAATAGATTGTTCCGGTTACACTGCCGCCAACACCAACGAAGATACCATTCTCGCAAAGAATGCCTTCGCCGGGAATGAAAATTGGCAAGCCTACAGTGTTGTAGGTGTCCACCTCCAACAAAATTACCGGATACATTGTGACATTACCCGATGTTGTCGCAGTTGACGCAGTTGTCACAGTAAAAGTATTTGCTGTGAGTTTTGTCACATCAAACGCTGCGTCAATACCAAGACCGGAAGTAAAGTTTATAAACACTCGGTCGCCTGTTTCTAACCCGTGTGCAGTCATTGTAATGGTTACCACGCCACTTGGAGATGTACGTGCATACGTGCCTGACTTGTTTACGGTTGGATCGCAAATAGAAAAGGTACGCGCAGAAACCGTGCCAGACGTAACCACAACACTTTTCAGTCGTGTCTGGTAGCTCACCGCTGTACCAGAGGTAGAAGCGTGATAGGATTTTACGTCATATTGCATTGTCATGGCCGCACCTTATCCGTAGAAAATAGTTGAGGTCACGCTTGCTGAAGGCAAAAACACACGAATTCCCGTGGTTGCCAAAACACCTTCGCCGGGAATTAAGGTGTAAAAAGATGTGCCGTTAGAGCAATCTATCTCGGTCAAAAGCTTGGCGTACATAGTCACATTACCGTTTGTTGTTGCGGATGTCACAGTAACCGTAAACGTGTTTGCAGTCAGCACCGTCACCGTGTAAGCGTCATCTGTGGTTGTGCCAGAGGTAAAGTCCAAATACACACGATCCCCGGTAGTCAAACCGTGCGCGGTGATTGTTACTGTGCAAGTGGTTGAGCCGGGAACGTCATACGTGCCAGTTTGCGTAACATTATCAACAATTACGGTGTTAAATGCAACAGACGTTGTTGGGGAAATCAACACACCTTTGAGACGGGTGCGGTATGGCACCGCCAAACCTGACGCGGTGTTGTGATACGACTTTACGTCATATTGCATCGTCATAATCAAGCTCCTTTAAAAACGGGGCCGAAGCCCCTTGGGTTGATTAGGCGGTACGAGTAAACACGTACGCTGTTGCGCTAAAGAACATGATGGTGAAGCGACCAATACCAGTTGCACCAGAAGCAATTGTCAAATCACCAAAACTACCAGCAGTGTCAGCGGCAGCGCTAGACAAAATACCGTTAGTAGCAACAGCAATAGTTACAGTGCTTGCACCAGCAGTGTTGTCAACATACAACTCTAAAACAGTACCACGGCTTGCACCCAAAGCGGCACCAAGCAACGTGCCTGTAGGCAACGTAATAGTCGTAGGAGATGCTGAGGTAGAAGTAATGTAGCCTGTTGCAACTTGCGCTGCGGTAGCCGTAGCTGTTGCGTTAATTGCAGCAGTTGTTGGGTGGTTTTGATCGGTAAAAACCAGATTTGAAGTAGTCAGGTTAGTTACGCTGGTGGTAGCACCGAACGTAGCGTCGACTGTAACTGCGCCAGTGGTTGGGTTAATGGTAATGGATTGAAAGCCATTCTGCGACCGTACTGGGCCGTTAAACGTGGAATTTGCCATGATTTGTCCTTACATACAAGTAAAGTGCATCAGTCTGTATGTCGTCAGCCGGGACTGTCTAATGCACCGGATAACCCCGGAATGAAGTCAATATACACCAAAAGAAAAGGGGGCACAAGCCCCCTTTTCACAAACGCATTAAGCGCCTGCTGAACCCCACATACCGAGAGGATCAGACCAGCCGAAGCTATAACGCTCACGGGCTTTGTAACGAACGTTACCTGTATCGAAGTCACCGTCCATGCTGTTTTGCAAGGCGATACGCTCGAAGTGCTTCATGCCGTTAGGCACATCAGTAATCAAATACCAGCCGTTTGTGTCGGTCAGGTAGTGGTTAACTGTGTAACCTTCAGGGATTGCGCCCATCTGTTTCAACGCGTTAATGTCGTTGTCAGAAGTTTGTACACGCAGTTCAGTGTCAAGCAAACGCTTGGCAACGAACATCAGTGATGGGGGAACAATCATCTTACGGGGCTTGGCGGCGATCAACAGACCGCGCTCATCAGTCCACGCAGCGATTTGAATCACAGCGTTTTCCAATGAAGTTTCGTTCAAGTCAACACCAACTGTTGGGCTGTTGTAGTTCACACCACCATTAACGAGGGGGTGACCAACGCGAGCGCTAGAGCTGTCGTTACCGAACAAAGTGACGCCGTCACCGCCCAAGTATGCGCCGTTGAAACCGTTGTTGATAACGGATGCAGCTTTAACTTGCTTGGTGTAAGACATAGCACGGGCCAAAGACTTCGTGTAACGAGCAGACAAGCTGTCGTACAAGTTATCTTCCACAGCTTCTTCCGTGATGGAGAAACCGAGGGCGATAGTCTCGTGGTTGTAACGTGCTGTG